TTGACCCCCTCGCTATTTAATGTCATAATATGTCCCGCGACAATCACTTAAAACAAAACAGGTTCAACGAAAAAATCGTAAATTTCCAGAGGCGACGTAAAAAAAATTTTGAAATTGAAGACTTTTTGATTTTAGATCAAGACTTTAGAGACTCATTAATAGAAGAAAATAAAGATATAGACCTAAGCGACTTTTTATGAATGACTACGAACAACTAGGACAACGTTGGTTGAAGGGTGAGGTTGATATCGAAACATTCAATGGCATCAAGTTGAATGAAAAACAAAAGGCTTTCGTCAACGCAAAGGAGCGTATGGTCCTGGCTAACGGAGGGTTTGCTTCTGGAAAAACTACAGGCTTCATAGTCAAGCTATTTCTCCTCTCTATGTTCTTCCCAGGCAATCGTATCTTACTTGGACGTAAGTCTAGAGTGGATGTTGAACAAGCGACATTGCCAGACTTGTTCGATATATTTCCAGAAAACAGTTATAAGTACAAACCTGGTCCTGGCATTATTGAATTTCCTAATGGAAGTCAAATTCTTATTTATGGATTGGACGTTATGCAGGCAGGCACAAGTCAGGATATTAAGAAGTCAATCCAGAAGATTAAGTCTCTTAACTTGGGAGGTGTGTTCATTGACCAGTTGGAGGAAATTGACTACTCAATTATTGAAGCTCTTACAGGTCGCTTGAGAAAGGATGTGCCACTACAGCAGATGAACTTTACTGGCAACCCAGCGAACTATTGGGCTTATGACTATTTTAAGGTAAATCCACGAACAGGTACGCGACTTATTGAGACTGGTATGTTGGACAATAAGATGAATCTTAAACCAGAGTATTTGGCGGATCAGATGAGTAAACCGAAAATGTATGTTGATAAGTATGTTTATGGTATATGGAGTCCTGATACCTTGGTGGAGGGGACTGTCTTTCCAGCGCATCAGATAGAATGGATAAACTCTACGATACAGGACCCTATAAGGAGTTATGATGGCATAAACATTTATAGCAATCCAACAAATCACGACTATCAGATAGGTGTTGACCCTAGTATTGGTAGCGAGGACCCTTGTCATATCTGTGTTGTCGATAAGGAGACAGGAGAGGAGGTAGCTAGCTTTAGTGGGTATGTTCCGACAAATGTTATTGTGCAGAAAACATTCCAGCTAGCGACTATGTATTCATTGAAGAGTGAGCCAGTAGTTGTACCTGAAGTGACTGGAGTGGGACAGGCGTTTGTGGAGGAGTTTAAGAAGATATATGGGAATATCTATATACGCGAAGTGTTCAACCACAGAGAGCAGAAGAAGACACAGAAGATAGGATTCTTCACGAACTTCAGTACAAAGACGCAACTCATAGAACACACACGCGATTTATTGGATAAGAAATTTCCAAAGATAAGGGACAAGAAGACTGCGGATGAATTTAGGACTTTTATTTATAGTGACGAGGCGGCGCAGAAAGGGGCAGGGGCGCAAAGAGGATATCACGACGATAGAGTGATGGGCAAACTGTTGGCATACTGGAATGTTGACTACAAGTATGTGAAAGAGGATGATGAGAACGACAGTAAGAGCGGAGCCTTTGGTTTGTACTCGGAAACCTTTAGCTAGCTTGACAAAAATAATTGTTGTATAATAAAAGGAAAGAGGCGGAATAACCCTTACCTTCTAATTTTAATATTTAAAGATGGCAAAAAAATCATCAATACAAAAGGAAATAGAACAAGCGGCGCTAGCGATAATTGAGAGGGAAAGAAACAACTGGGAGGATGCAGTAGCATTTATCACTCCAAAGGTAGGGTTTAGAATGAGAGAACTTATTCGTATTTGCAGGAAGAACTACTGGGGTGTGTTTGATAGTCCTATTGATAAGAACACTAATAGAGAGAAGGTATGGATCGGACTTATTCAGTCAACTGTAGAGACATGGTTGAAGAATATCGACATGGACCAGAAGGACATTGGATTTATTGCCCGCAATGAGAAGGGTTATGAGATAACTGAAATTACTCGTCTAGTTGTTAAGGACTACCTTGATAAGATGTACTTTGGTGAGATTGTTGACGCCGACGAAAGAACTGTATTGATTGATGGAACAGTTGTTTGGAAAACATGGGAAGGAGAATATAAGGGTAAGCCTGTATTGAATAGAAAGACAGTAGATTTGTTGAACTTCTATATTGACCCAACAGAGGATAGTATACAGACAGCATATCGAGTGACAGAGCGAGCAATCCTATTACCTGAACAAATTGCTGCCATGGATGGTTGGATGAATACACAAGACTTACCAGGAAGTCAGATACTCAATCGAGCTGATGGAAATCGTAGAGCTAACTTTGGTACACGTATGACAGGTGAGTATCGCGACGTATGGGAGATGTGGGGAAAGATTCCGAAGTGGATGATTACACGTGATAAGAAAGCAGATGATGCCTATACTGAAATTGATGGGCATATTGTTGGTTCAGGACTAGAAGCACCAGAGCCTACTTTGCATTTAATTGAAGAGAACACAAGGAAGGATAAATTTGGAAATGTGATTAAGCCATATGAGGAGTGGAGAGCTTGTAAGATGCAAGGTCGTTGGTACGGACTAGGTATTGCAGAGAGATTACTTGCACTACAGGAATATCTAAACACTATAGTTAATATCCGCATTACTAGATCATACGTATCTCAACTTGGTTTGTTTAAAATTAAGAAAGGAAAGGGTATCACTCCTAAGATTCTAAGTAGTCTGCCAGCTAATGGAGCTATTCAGGTTACAGACATGGATGACATCCAGCAATTTACAGTAGATGAGGCGAGTGAGTCGTCATACAGAGACGAAGAGGTAATTAAATATTGGGCGCAACAGGTAAGTAGTGCTTACCCTATTTCAAGTGGAGAAGTTATGCCAGCATCAACATCAGCAACTGCTGTAGCCACCGCTAATACAAACTCAAAGAGTGCTTATACAATGTTTAAGGAAGGTACTGGAGCGTTTCTTGAGAGATGGATTGATAGAGGAGCTTTGCCTGTAATTGCTAAGACGATTACATCTAGTGATATCATTAAGCTATCATCAGACGATGAAAACTATAAGCGTATTGTAGAATCAGTAGCTATCAATAAAGCGCTTGAGAAAATTGAAAAAGAAAAACTTGTACCAACCATAGAAGAGGCTACACAAGCTATTAATGCAGAGGTTGATAGACTACTTAAGAAGCCACAGTTGTTAATTAGTAATATACAAAAGATTATTGCTGATGGTGTTGATACACGAGTAAAGACAACTAATGAGGACCTAGATACAGGAGTGACTGTACAAAACCTAATAAACATGATGGGTATTGCTCCTGAATACAGAGATGGTATAATAAAGCAAATATATGACCTAATGGGACTGAGTGCGCCTAAGGCAGTTCAGCCAGCAGCACCACAGGGTCAGCAAATACCAGACATGCAAGCCCTTCAACAAATGACACAAAATGGATAATGAAACTAAACAGATATTATCAGAACAGCAACTACTAAAGGACTTAGTAGGACATCAGGGATGGTCTGTCGCTAGAAAGATACTTGCAGATAAAATACTGGAATTACAGAACGCATTTAATATCGATGACAGGACAGCCACGACTATGTTGCAGGACTTGAGAGCAAATAAGAAAGCATCGCAGATATTATGGTCTTTCTTAAAAGAAATAGAAGGCACGGCTACTCAATCTGATGATAATGTAGAGAAAACAAAAAGCTACATTGTGAAACTCGAAGAATAAGTTTGAACTCTCGCCTTGCTTCGGGCGAGCGCTTAAACAGCGTTCGGGGGACATTTAATTTAACCGTCCCTATTAATAATTAGGTTAAGCACATTTATATAATATATGGACCCAGAAAACATTACTGGAAACGGATTACCTGATGGATCTCAATTGAATCCAGCAGACCCTACTCCAACTGTTGGAAACGTAACCGCTCCAGCTCAAACAGTTGAAGCATTGTCATTAGCAGAAATCAATGCAAGTCTCGGCAAGAATTTCCCCACAAAGGATGCTGCCATTAAGGCTTTCAAAGATACATTCTCTTATGTTGGAAAGAAAAAAGAAGACATAGAGAAAGAAGTAAGAGCAAACTTGGCAACAAGTGACGAAATTACTAAGCTATCTCAAAAACTGGATGCTGTAGAAAAAGAGAGATTCTTTGATAAGAATCCTCAATATGCAGACCCAGCTGTTCGAAAGTTAATCGAAACTATTGGAGGTAATCCAAGTGAAGTAGTTAACCGAGAAGAGTTTAGGACAGTTTTTGAAAAGGCATCAGGTTACGATAAGTCATCAAAGTTAAAGACTGTGCTTGAAAGTAATCCACGTATGGTCGCAAGTAGAGATAATCTAAGTAAGGCAAACGATATAGTCAAAAATACAGGACGAGTAACGAATGAGGTAGAATCACTTGCTCTGCAGGCTGTAAAGGACGCTTATAACTTTTAATTCTACGAAGGTCAGACGTATTTAACAAATGTCAATTACATCAGCACTCCAGACATATGGAGACGTTTCAAAGAAGGAGGACGTAGTATTGAATGCAATTGAAATTCTTACAGCAACTGAAAATCAAATCCAGTCAGCTCTAGGACGTTCAAAGGCTATCAACACAGTTCACAGTTATCTAGTAGATACACTGTTAACACCAGGTTCTCTAGCAGTTCAGCAAGGAGCAGATATTACACTTACAGGTCTTACAACTCCTACACGATTAACAAACATCGTAGAGGAAATTGCAAAGGCTTTCGCAGTTACAAGACCAGAAGAAGTTGTACAATCATATTCAGGACAAAATGAACTTGATCGTCAGATTTCAAAGGCTCTTAGTGATTGGGGTAATGCACTAGAGTTTGATCTAGTTCGTTCAACTCTAGCATCAGGAATTTCAGGTACAGTAGCTAAGATGTCAGGAGTGTTCCAGGCAATCAGTAAGTCAACAAACTATACTCTTGCTACATCAGGTACAGTATTCTCAGCTACAATTCTAGACGCATTGATGACAAACAACTGGACATCAAGTAATGGACAGGTAGCAACAGATGCTTACGTAGGAGGTACAATGAGACGTATCGTAGATAACTTCACACAGAAGACAAATATCGTTATGAACGGATCAGGACCTATTACAAATATCGTAAGAACAGTTTCAACTTACGAGACATCAATGGGTACATTGAGAGTAAACAAGCATCGTTATATCTGGGTATCAGGTACAGATGCTAACAACAGATTCTTGGCTATTCGTCCAGAAAAGTTGAAGGTTGCTTATCTAGATATGCCATTTATTAAGGAACTAGCTGAAAACGGTGCCTACAATAAACAGATGGTATACGGATCAGCTACTCTAGAAGTAAACAATCAGGATTCAAACTTCTTCGCAGACGGATACTTGCTAGCTCCATAGTTAGTTAGTATAATAGGTTCACTATTAGCAATAGTAGTTTGTTTATCGGACCCTCTGATTTCTTTGGGGGGTCTGATACAAAGAAATAATAAACTAAATGTCAAAAATAATATTAAAGGGTCAGGAAGCACGAGAGGCTTTGAAGAAAGGTGTTGACTTAGTAGCAGATTGCGTAAAGTTAACACTAGGACCATCAGGTAGAAATGCCGTACTTGGTCGTAGAAACATTACACCAATCATTACAAATGATGGTGTAACTATTGCGCATAATATAGAAGCAGATAATGAGATAGAACAGCAGGGAGTTTTAATTGTAAGAGAAGCGGCACAGTTGGCAGATATAAATGCTGGAGACGGTACCACAACAACTACGGTTCTTCTACAAAAAATTACCGACAAGTTGTTTGATTTAATTAAAGATGACGGTTCTCTTGTTAAGAGTAAGGTAAATACAATTGAGTTAAAGAAAGAACTAGATAAGTGGTGTGATAAAGTTTGTGAAAAGTTAAAGGAAAATGCAAGACCAATTACTAATGATGATATCTATAACGTCGCATTAGTGTCAGCAGAGTACGACTGGATTGCTAAGATTATTGCAGATATCTTTATACAGATAGGAAAAGATGGATATGTCACAGTTGAGGAGGGTGTTAAGAATGAATACCATGTATTTAAAGGTATGGAGCTATCAGCTGGTTATCCATCAGAATATTTCATAAATAACAGTAAGAGAGAGTGTGTAATTGAAAAACCTAACATCTTAGTTACAAATCAACAGCTTGAGATTAGTGCTGTAATTCCATTGGTTGATGAGATGGTGAAAAACAATGTCAATGAAGTCGTTATTGTAGCTCCCGATTTCACAAGAGACTTAATAAGTAGACTAAATACTACAAAAGTAAAGACTGGTGTATCTGTTGTTGCATTGAAGCTACCTACTCTAGGAAAAGACGATCTGTTAATTGACCTCTGTACTCTAACACAAGCTAAGTTTATCGATAAGAATGTTCATAGTAAGTATGAGACATTGATTTCACAAATAAACTTATCTAGTTGTGGAAAAGCAGAACGAATAGTTATAGGAGATGCAAAGACAATTGTTATTGGCGGAGAAGGTGATGTATCATCACGAGTAGAAGAAATAAGAAAGACACTAGCTTCAACAGATTCAGTATTTGATAGGGACAATCTAGAAAAGAGAATTGCCTATCTATCAGGTGGTCTTGCTGTTATCAAAGTGTCAGCTGAATCAGAATTTGAAAAGACTTACTTTAAATTAAAAATGGAAGATGCAGTTAATGCTGTGCAAGTTTCTCTAAGGGATGGTGTTGTGAAGGGTGGCGGTCTAGCATTGAAGGAAATATCAGAGAGTATAGAAGATAGTCAATTTAATGATTGTTTATTGGCTCCTTATAACCAGATACAGGAGAACTGTGGATCTAAGCTGGAAATCGGAGATAATATCATTGACCCAGTAAAGATTACTACATCAGCATTAAAGAGTGCATGTTCATTGGCTGGTATGTTATTGACTACAGAAGTTGCTATCGCTTATAAAAAGGAAGATAAAGATTTAGAACAAAATCATGATTAATCCAAAAGCAAAGATGCGAGTACGTCTTGCTGTTAAAGACTACCAGGACATGTACCCAGATGAGTATAAAGAGTTGATGATTGTAATTCAGGACCAGAGAGATAACCTAAAGGATGATATGGCAGAAATAAAGGGTCATGCTATAAAGAGAGCTTTGTATACAGTAAGTGAAAAGCTACATGCAATGATAGGAGCTAAGTTAGATGAGAACGAGAAGATTGAATGGAGAGAGTTAGATACGCAGAGGTGGTTTTGTAAGGAGTTTCCACAATTTAGAATTAGTAAATTTGTATAAATAATATGAAAATAAAATGTAAAAACTGTGCTATAGATATAGATGTAGATACATTAAAGACATTAGAAGTAGGAGCACATACTTTTGAAACAGTTTTATCTGGTTTTTGTGATCACTGCGGACAGGAATATTATAAGAGATTGCCAAAACCAATAGAAATTAAATAATATGAAATTAGCGCTCGCATTAATCGTGAAAGGCAGTGACGAAGAAGCAGACTTCTTAGATAGATGTCTTAGAACAATGTACCCATATGTCGATGGAATATTTATTACCTCTACATATAAGGATGGCGAAAGACCAAATAATAAAATCAATACTGTATCTGCAAAATATAAGGCAAATGTGTCTTACTTTAAATGGAAAAATGACTTTGCTCTAGCCAGAAACTTTAATTTCTCAAAAGTACCTAAAGAATACGACTATATCCTATGGTTAGACGCAGACGACATAATGCAGAGTCCAGAAAAGATACGTCCTACTATTGAAGCAAATCTAGACATTGATGCCTTTGCCTTCTGGTACTATTATGCTTTTGATAGCCACAACAATCCAATCGTTGTTCACAAGAAGACACAGATTGTTAGAAACGATGGTTGTGTTGAGTGGATCGGTAGATTACATGAAGACTTTAAAGAAAATAGGGGAATTAGAGTAAAGTTTATTGAAGGTATTGAAAGAATACACTTGACTACAGAGAGCCATTTACAACAGGCACAAAAGAGAAATGTCGAGATTGCTAAAGAAGAAGCTAAGTTAAATCCACAAGACCCGAAGGTTTATTTTAACTTAGGTAATTCTTATATGGGTATCGGTAATTTTAAAGAAGCAAAGAAGGCTTATACTAAATTTATAGAAGATAGTCAGTCAGACGAAGAAAAGTATATTGTATTACAAAATCTATCAACTGCTGATAAACAACTAGGTAATCGTGATGAAGCCATTAGAAGTCTACAGATTGCTATTGGTATTTATCCTGATCTTCCTGATGCCTATAATCAGTTAGGCTATCTATATTTTAACTATAATTTGTTTGACCTCGCTGAAAGATATCTATTACTTGGTCTAGTTATAAAACCAAAGTATCACAAGATGATAGCCTTTAATCCTAGAGATTACGACTACCAACCAATGCTTGCTCTAGCAAAGACTTACTTCAATAAGTCACGACCAGATTACGCAATCCCTATGCTTAAAGGATGTTTAAAGATATATCCAGGTGACAAGATTATTCAGTCATGGGTAGATGAAATGGAGAAAGAATTAGCAAGACTAGAGAAGGTTATTGAAGTTACAAAGTCACTAGAGAATATAACAGATAAGAATGAAATCAAGAGAATTATTGAGAGTCTAGATAAAGACCTTCGTTCTCATCCAGCTATTTGTAAGATAATGAATCAGCATTTTATCAAGACTGAATCATCAGGAAAGGATATAGCATATTTCTGTGGTGAGACGGCTCATGAGTGGAATCCAGACTTATTTAAAACTAAAGGTTTTGGAGGTTCAGAAGAGGCTGTAATCAACCTATCTAAAGAATGGGCTAAACAGGGTTACAATGTAACTGTCTTCAACTCTTGTGGTACTCAAGAAATGGTTAGAGATGGTGTTACTTATAAGCCATATTGGTCTTTTAATGCTAGAGATAAATATGACCACCTAGTTGTTTGGAGACATCCAATGATTATAGACCATGAAATAAACGCTACTAATATTTATGTGGACTTACATGATGTTATATCAGAGGGTGAGTTTACAGAAAAAAGACTAAAGAAGATAAAGAAGATTTTTGTAAAGACAAAGTTCCATCGTTCACTATTCCCTAATATTCCAGATGAGAAATTTACGATTATTCCAAATGGTATTGATACAGAGATGTTTAAGGGTGATATTAAACGTGACCCATATCTATTGATAAACACATCATCACCAGATAGAAGTATGGATGTATTGCCAAAGTTGTTTAAGGAGATAAAGAAGCAGGTTCCAGAAGCAAAGTTATTTTGGTGTTATGGATGGGACACATTTGATGCTTCTTTTAAGAATGATAAGAAAATGATGGAATGGAGAAATGATTTACAGAAACAGATTGATGAGGCTGGTATAATATCATTAGGCAAGATTCCTCAAGCAGAGTGTGCTAAGTTGTATCAGGAGGGAGCTATCTTTGCCTACCCATCAGAATTTGCAGAAATTGATTGTATTTCTGTTAAGAAAGCACAGCTTGCTG